CGCGACAGCACGAACGTGCAGAATGCGGTCTCCACCACCTCAGCGGACTCTTTGGCATTTTTAAGTTCCTGAGCGTCAGCCTGTGCTCGGGTGAGACGGTGTCGCTCATATTCAATGGTGCCGGGTTGAAGATCGGACTCGGAAGCAATGCGCAGATCCTCAACCTCTTTTCGTAATTTTTCATTTTCTATTGCAGCATCCCGCGCTGAATACCATTCGATAACGGCGGCGGAATGATACAGAACCTCGTTTCCCTTCCCGCCCCCACGCGCTACCGGCATCCCCTGGTCCTGCCAGTTCTGGATCGTGCGAACGCTGACACCGAAAATCTCGGATAGGTGTTTTTTGTTAACCTCCATTGCTCACTCCTGGCATAAAACAGAGAAAGGAAACGACAAACGCCAAATCACCGTTTTTCAGGCTTCACAATTTCTTTTCTTTTGAAGGGGTATTTTTAGTAAAAACAGCCAGATAGCAAGAAGAAGAACGGAAACGGCAAAAACCCGAAAATTTTCATAAATAGCGAGAATCTGCGAGGACGCCGCCCCGTAACAGGCCGATATGCCGGAAAGGACCCGCATACGATAATGATTATCATTACCAAAAACATCCATGCACAATGCCGCTCGAGAGAAACGTATCCTCAAGCTCACGACTCAAAGTCTCTCTTTGTAACGCGGTACGATGCACATAAAAAAGCCCCGCATAAGCGAGGCTGTATTTTATGGAATGACTGAGGCTATTCGTCTTTTTTGATCACGACTTCCTGCGGTCTCATCTGCTGGATAGCACGGCAGATGCAATATGGAATCACGGCCCAGGCGAGACCCATTGCTGCGCCAGCTGCCTGCTGAGGCGCGCTGACAGCGCCAAAAACGCTAACAATACCCTCTATAAAACCAATTACCCCGAATACGATACAAAGTGCCCAAAGGAATTTCATCAACCTAACTCCATTTAAAAAAGAGCTATTAGGATAAATCTGCAAACCATTTAGTAAAGCATAATCGCCTGCTGAAAATGCATGCCTACCGATAAACGTAGTTTATCCCCTACAGGGTATAATTACGTTTTATCCGCTATAGCCATTACGATGGGTCTACCCATGGTGATGAATTCGTGCGGATAATCTTAATGTCCTACGCTTACGCTTGTTGTTACCTGGTACGGTGCCAGGCTGTACAGGACTCTGATGCGGAGAATGCCAACTCCGGTGAAACATCAATAAAAAGAGCATAGAACTGAGACTCCTGCGCCCTCCAAGTGAGGGCTCTTTTTTTGTAAAAGTGATGACATTAAAAAAACCGCCCGAAGGCGGTTATATTCAGCGGTTCAACATATTATCTGTGAATGATAAAGAGAGATTTGCATCTCGGGCAGAGCAGGGCCTGCTCCTGCCGTACTTTTGTTGCTGGGTGATTAGAGTTATGACCGCATATCGGGCAAGTCACTGTTGTTTTGGTCGCCGCTTCAACGCGTTTAAGTGCGTAATCGAAGAATGACATAATTTTTAGCCTTTATAAGAGTAAGGCTTATCATAACATGATTGATTAATTTTTAATCAAAAACACCCACGCCGTAGCACTTAATCACCGGATTAATGACTTACTGTTGATCGAAATACAAAACTATCAGGAATGTTCCCAGTAATGCCGCTCACGCTTGTTTAATCATGGTTCCTGGTCCATGCTAAAAATTCCCTGAAAATCTCTGTCAACACCGGGAAATGTTGTACCTCAATGTAAGAAGCACTAACAATAACGTTCCTGTTCTCCAGTTGCCCTCTTACTGAGGGCTATCTTTTTGACAAAATAGACCAGTTGCACCTCATTGTTCTTATGGACTTACCTTCTGGCAGTTAGCCTGCCACGCCCTGTTATGCGCCAGGATGTCCTTCTTCGTCTGGCGGTCCAGCACATCGATGTCGTGATCAGTAAGGTAGATTGGCCTCACCCAGTCGCATCCGGTGTCGATTACCTCAACCTTTGCGGGTCCAGCTGTTCCGCAGCTCGCGATCAACATCGTCATCAGGCATATGGTTAACAGTCTGCTGTACATTGTTGGCCTCTTTCGTTGCTTCTACCCGGCGTTCTGCTGCTGCGACCGTTGCCGCGGCGTTATCTTCGGTGCGCTGCTGATCAGCTTTTGCTTCCGCTTTGCTGGTGCCGCGTGAATGGCCTAATCCAAATGCGCCAGCGATAGCAGCGATCACCGCTGCAGCCAGCCCAATAATCACTTCGATACCCATCTTGACCTCACAACAGAACGGACTTCGCCAGGTTGAACAGAGTGCGCCGTTTATCCAGGCCGTTACGCCCGCCATTGATGATCAGCGTGACGCGCTCAACATCTCCCGAATAAAGCAGGCAGCCGTGGGACACGTAAAACCATGCTGCTGATCGCGCGGCATAGACATCCTGCTCCAGCAGCTTGGGGTGGGTTACCAGATCCAGCTTCAGCGCCTGACCACAGTTACGGTAGTTGCTCAGGCCTGTGATCTGCTTCAGACCGCGGCCCCGGTATTTCCAGCCGTCACCAGCCACCTGATTGCCCAGGTTCTTTTTCCCCCACTCTCCGCCATAAACCAGATTGGCGATTGCTTTCTGGTTAGCTGGCTGCGTGGCCGTTCTGCCGAGGGCGGCAGCCTGCTGCACGGTGATGCGGTGCTTGCCGAACACCAGCACCAGACTGTCTGCCGCATAGTTCAGGTTTTCCACCAGCCGTGTAAACCCGCCGGACTCATGGCCTATCTGGGCAATAAACATGGCCTGATCGAGCGGCGCGGTAATGCCGAACTCTTTCATCGCTGCGTCGATATGCGGATACCAGCGCGCAGCTAACCCGGCGCTGATACCAGCCGCCTTCTGAAATTGTGTTTGGTTCATTATTGCCTCAGATGATCAACCAGGCGCGCAACGTTGCCTCTGACGGCCACCAGCACGGAAAGGAATATGACGTTGGCACCAATGGTGGCCCACGATGAATGAGGATATATGCCGCACAGATAGGCTAACGGCACCGCGCTGTAAGTGACAGTAATCAACCACGCCAGGCGGGAAACCCACGGACGATGACGGGAATCACCACGACGGTAAAACATCAGGGTGACCACTACCCCGGCGCAGAGCAGCGCGTTGATAGTTGCTGTCGGGTCATTTAGTACCACCAGAACCTCCCCGGCGTGTTATCAGCGCCACCAGCGAACCGACATCTTGGTTATTCAGGAACGTCAGGATTTTGACGGCTAAAGCAGAAACAATAACGGCACCAATGGCGTCCAGAGGCTTATCGCTGTAGCCAGTCCAGTTAGCCAGCTTTGAACCCACCAGGCCGGAACAGAGAATACCGGCGATGTAAGACACAACGAAATATGCCATTCGGCGTGCCGCGCCCAGATCTGCGGCTGTGGCGATATAGAATACAGCCCCTGCAAACGCGCCAAACACCACACCGTAATCTGTCCCGGTCAGCAGTCCATAGACACTGGCACCCGTAAGGGCACCACCGGTCAGCCCAGTGCCGGAAATCGGATCGGACATTTAGCCCCCTCTTATTGCCGTGAGTCCTCTCAGAAATGAGGGGAAATAAAAAAGGCCGCCAATTGGCAGCCCTGAGAATGGAGTTATCTGGATAAGATGTAGATTGTGGTGCCGGGTGCCTCCCGGTGACTCTGTGCCAGACCACAGAACCGCGTTACTCACCTGCCTGTCTGGACGCCCCACCGCATAGGGGGATTCACCACAGGTACAGCCTAATCGCTTAACGTTAATAAAACTAATCTTTTCTGTTTATAGTCAGGCTCATCGGATGAATTAACGACAATCCGGGTGATGGGGGTTCCGGGAGCCTGAAATAGAAAAGGCCACCAAACGGTGACCTCAGAAAAGGAAAAACCCCGCCGGAGCGAGGTTTTAGAATTTGTTTGATAAGGGCTTTTCGACGCTGCCATCGTGGCGCAGCTCTGCCAAGCATGAATGGATTATTCATTTTTCTGGCCCGTTTTCAACTCCCTTTTAAAAATATTTAACAGACCTCTCACTTTTACCCGGTCTCTATCTGGCGGCGCACGGCCAGAAACACCTTCGCCTGGAATATCTCAAGGCACCAGCGCACGCGCTTCCGCGCCTCTCCGGTGGTCAGCCAGGGAGCCACCAGCTGCAACTCTCTGGAGATATCGGATATCTTTTTGCGGGTGGTGTAAAACTGCAGACCGACCAGATAAACAGGATCCTCAGCACTGAAGGTTTTCAGCATGACCTGTTCGATAAAGTCAGCATCGTCACGGCGCTCGCTCTGCTCGATTAGTTCAGAAAGTGTTACCGGCCAAAGAATGGCGCGGGCGCGCAAAGCCGCCTGAACGCCACGGAATCCCTCTTCCCTTGCCTGCCCCAGAGCCTCAGTGATGCGCGACAACTGAGCATCTGACCACTCCGATTGCTTAACCTCAGACCAGAACTGGCTGCAGTTCTCTAACCGGTATTGCGCCCGGGTTTTACCGCCGACACACTCCCCCCAGACGGTCAGCAAAGACTTTATCCATCCAGACTGAACGCTCTTTAATGGCGTGAACTTTCCGAGGTAGCTCTTTCTCGGTGCAGATGCTGCTTTACCCAGACCTTCGATATGAATGCGGCGTTGACGTGGTGTCATCCTGTACTGCTCCTTAAGCCAGAACG